GCTATCCCGTCAGCAAGACGGGGCAACTCGCGGCGGAGCCTGAGCGCGGCGCGCACCGCACATTGCTGGAGGGGCTGGAGTCGGCAGTATTTGTGCTAACATCGCGTCAAAACACCTTGCCGGAAGACCTGTCTTCTGCTACTAATCCGCAGGGTGCAACCTATTTCACTTCACTCCCCCGGAGATGAATCATGGCAATTTCCCGTACGATCACCCCGAAAGCCCCTTCGCAAAACCCGGTTTCGTTCTACAAGGGCCAGCAGCAAGGCGGCGCGCAGGGCAAGCCCGAGAAGGTTGGTGAAAAGCTACAGGGCGGACCGATGCGCGAGCAGATGCGCCGCAAGGGTCTGTGATGGAAGGCAAGAAAGGCCGTATGTCGCGTGTGTATACCGCGCCGGGCAAGAAGGCCACGCCCGAACAGGTGAAGAAAGGCGGTAGGGCGACCGATCCGGCCAAAGGCAAGAGCGAGCCGAAAACGCCGCGCATGGGCGGCTGATCGTGGGCTATCGCGACCACCACAAGAGCGAAGGCAGCCAGGGCCGGGAGCGCGATACGCGCAAGACACCCGGCAAGGGCGCAAAACTCCCGCCGATGGGCGCGAAGCGCAAGATTGCACCTAAGAAGAGGCCAGCATGAAAGTGTCGAAAAAGGATCGCGCCGGCAACAACGGGCGCAACTGGTCGGAATCCGTCGAACTGCGCCACGGTGTGCCGTGGGGAGGCAAGAAGACGGATACGGTGTTCGGGCGCACGTCGAAGAAGCCGGAAGAAGATGACCGGCCCGCGCGCACGCCGAAGGACCGCAACACGGGCAGCCCCCTGTCACGCAAGCTGGCCGGTAAGGTGATAGGTTGAAACGATGCTCGAAGTGCAACACGGAAAAGCCTCTGACAGAATTCTCATTCTTCAAGGGCGTTCCGCGCTCGCATTGCAAGGTGTGCAAGGCGTCAACTGCTGCCGCGTGGCGTGCCGCGAATCCTGAGCGCAACCGCCAGATGCAGAAGGACTGGTATGCTCTGAACGGCGCGCGGGTGCAGGCGAAAAACGCTGAATGGCGAGCCGCCAACCCGAAGCGGGCGAAAGCGAATCAGGAACGAGCGACGGCGGCATGGCGCGCGGCGAACCCGCACAGGGTGACGGCCAAGCAGGCGAAGCGCACAGCGTCGCAATTGCAGGCCACGCCCGGATGGGCGGATAGCAAGGCAATCGACCAGTACTATCTGATCGCGCGATTTCTGACAGAAGAACTCGGCACGCCGTTTCAGGTCGATCACGTCGTACCGCTTCAATCAAAGCAGGTGTGCGGATTGCACGTCCAGACTAATCTGTCGATCCTGCCGGCGGCATGGAACGCGAAAAAAGGCAACCGAACATGGCCCGGAAAGCCGTAAAAAAAGAGAAGAAAGAGGAAGAAAAGCCCGTCATCGAAACAGTCGATAGCCGGGCTATCGACGCTGAGCGCCTGGATGAAGAAGTCGAGAACTGGGCGGAAGACATGGGCAGCGACGCCTATATCGAGGCCTGCAAGCTGTACCCGAAGATTCAGAAGGGGTACGAGAACAAACAGCAGCAGTCGGACCGCGTAGAGGAAGCCTGGAATATCTACAACGCAATTCCGGACGAGAACCAGCAGTATACCGGAAATTCGCAGTGTTATGTTCCAGTAGTCAGAGATTGCATCAATGCGCGGTGCAAGCGCACGCTATCGACGCTCTTTCCCGCTAACTACAAGCACGTGGACGCGGTGGGTCCGGCGGAAGTCACGCCGTTTCCTACGCTCGCGCTCCTGGAGCATTACATCCGCAAGACGAATCTGAAGGATATCGTACGTGCGGATCTGCTTTCGGGCGACGTGACCGGCCAGTGGCTTCTGTACGTGGACTGGATGCGCACCACGCGCCGCGTGACGGAACTCGTCAAAAAGCCGCCTATCGTGGAAACGGTAGTTGGTGAAGACGTTGAAGACACCACGGTCGAAGAAGAGTGGGATGTCGAGGAAACGGAAGTAGTTGATGAGATGCCGGACATCACCCCGATGGCGGTGGATGATCTGGTGGTGTACCCGCCTACCGTGAATGACATTGAGCGCGCAACCGCCACGGCGGTACGGCTGCGTCTGTCGAAAGAGTCCGTCCAGCAATTTATCGATGAGGGCGTCTTCGTCGGCTGGAACGCGAAAGAAATCATGGACAATCTGAACGAACCGGACGGCGGTCGTCAGAAGAGAGTCCCGAACAAGCGCCGCACGGCAGATGCCGGCGTGCGTACGGAAGGCACGTACAAGTACGCCCTAATCTATGAAGTTCACACGAATCTGGAGCTGGAGGAAGGCAAGGGCAAAGAACCGGTCTTCGTCTACTATGCAGGCCCTGAAGTCATTCTTGGCATTATTCGCAATCCATTTTGGTCTAAGAAACGCCCGATCATCACGGCGCCTGTGGAGCGTATCCAAGGAACGATTTATGGCATCTCACGAATCGAACCGGTAAAGTATTTGCAGTGGAATATCAACGACTTCTATAACATGGGAATGGACAGTGCGCAGTACGCACTTCTTCCTATCGTGATGACGGACCCGCTTGCGAACCCCAATTACCAGTCCATGGTGATGGGCCTCGCCGCCGTGTGGTTGACCGATCCGCAGAAGACGCAGTTCGCGCAGTTCCCGGCCATCTACAAAGACTCCATCGCGCTTTGCAACTCCATCAAAGCGCAGATTCAGGAATCGATGGAAGTCAACGACGCCATGCTCGGCAAGATGCCGCCAGGCCGGAAGAACCAGGCGCAGGCCGCCGCGCAGGCGCAGGAACAGCAGTCGAACATCATCGACCACGCCAAACGGTACGAAGGCTGCATCCTGAATCCGCTGCTGGAGCGCATGTTCGAACTTGACCGCCAGTTCCGCACGAAGGAACTGACCGTCGTGACAATGGGTGAAGTCGGCGCGCGGGCGAAGCAGGAAGAGATTCCCGTTCAGGCGTTCAACGAGCGGTACTTCTTCCGCTGGTGCGGCACGGCTTACCAGACGGGCATGCAGCGCATGCAGCAGATGATTGCGTGGATGAACGTGCTGCGCGGCATCCCGCCGCAGCAACTGGACGGCAGACGTCTGAATGTCGGCCCGATTCTGGAGATGGGCACGGAACAGATCTTCGGGCCGGAAGTCGGACCGCGCATTCTGATCGATGAGCGAAACCTGTTCCACGTCGAGCCGTCAGACGAAAACCTGATGATGCACAACGGCATGCCGGCGGAAGTCCACCCGGCGGACGACGACCAGCGGCACATCGCGGAGCATATGCGCGGCGCGCAGCTGACGGGCGATCCGCAGGGCCTCTTCCGCGCGCACATACAGGCGCACCAGCAAGCCATGAACCAGAAGATGCAGAAGCAGTTAGGCGCACCGCAAGGCCAGCCAGGAGTACCCGGCGGCGCGGCGCCAGGCGTGGCCGGAACACCGCGCCCCGGCGCGCAACCCGGTCAGCCGCGTCCGCAAGGCCCTGCCGGGATGATTCATCCGGATGTCGTGCAAGATCCGCAGATGGGGCCACGATGAAAGACTTCTGCGCGCGAGTCACGCCATGGGGCACAATACAGACCGGGAGTCAGTTCGACTCCCTGTCGGCGTTCGAACAGAACGCAGTGCTGGCGCACGAGAGGGGACACCTGCACCATAAGCATGTGCGCACCCGGATTCTGTGGATGGTGACGCTGCGCGCGTTCTTCCGCACGGAAGCGTTCTTCGCGATGTGTGAGGCGCAGGAGTTTGAGGCAGATCAGTACGCGAAGGCGTGCGGCTACGGGCCGGGACTTGTCACGTATCTCCTGACGCACTGCCCCGGCGGGCGCCCCTCGATAAGCAAACGGTTAAGGGCACTCCATGGCTGACCAGTTCCTGATTACGCCTTACAAGGTGCGCAGCGCGGGCACCGATGTGCCGCCTGAAGAAGTGCAGGCCGGTATCAACTCGCTCGCGCAGCAGACGACATTAGCACTGAACACCATCGTGGCGGCAGGGCCGCAGGGTGCGGCGGGCGGTGACCTGTCCGGAACGTACCCGAACCCGACCGTGGCAGCGGTGCATGCGACTTCCGGCACGATGTCGGGCGTTGCCATCACGGGCGGCACGATAAACAATACGCCCATCGGCGCCACAACGCCGACCACCGTGACGGGCACCAGTCTGTTCGCAAGCGGCGGCGCGATCCCGGCGGTTACCGTCACGGGTACGCAGATTTACAACAGCCCGAACCCTACCGTCCAGTTCATCGACTCGATCCGCAGCGCGAACAATAAGAACGCGTTCATCACATGGGGTTCGACGGTTCTGGCATTCGGCTTTGCCAACGATGCGTTCGGCGCTTCTGTGAACGCCTTCACAATCACCGGGGGCCAGGCAGCAGGCATCAGCGGCATCACGTCGAACAGCGGCACGGGCGCGTGGGCGCATACAGGCGGGTTCAGCGCGACGGGTGGCATTAACAGCACGGCTGTCGGCGCGACGACACCTTCCACGGGCGCGTTCACCACGCTCACCGCTTCAAGCGGCATCAACAGCACGAACATCGGCGCGACGACGCCCGGCACCGGCTCATTTACGACACTGGCCGCCAGTGGTGCAGTGAGCGGTGCGGGCTTCACCGCGCGCTTCGCGTCGCCCGGTCCTATCGGTAACACGGCGGCGAGTACCGGCGCGTTCACCACACTAAGCAGCACGGGCACGTTCACGCCGTCCAGCACGAACGGTATTGTAGGAACGACAACGAATGACAACGCGAACGCCGGCAGCGTGGGCGAATTCGTCACAGCAACGGCCACAGCAGTTTCCGCGTCGTCGGGGGCTGCTTTCAACGTAACCAGCATCTCCCTTACCGCCGGGGACTGGGACGTGACGGGGATAGTCAGATCTAACCCTGCAGGGACCACGGTGATTCAACAACAGCTGGAAGGTATCAGTACGACTTCGGCAACGGTGGGAGCGTTCGGCACATTCAGCAATCTGACTATAACTTTCGCTGCCGGAAATGGCGCTGCTAACCCCACGCCAGCTGTGAGATTGAGCCTCGCATCCACTACGACGGTATTTCTGGTAAGCATCATGGTTTTCACGACCAGCACGCTTACCGTGGACGGATTGATCCGCGCGCGGCGCGTACGTTGACTTTTTGAAACAAACGCTATATAACCGGCGAAAGCCTAATCAGGGGAATACCATGCGAAAAACCCGTCTTAGCGCCCTGATCGGCGCGCTTTTCCCGTCTGTGCAGGGGCAAACCCCTAACATTGTGCCGATGCTCGGCGCACTGGCAGACCAGACCGGCCTCATCAACGCGATTCTCGCGATCAACCCGTGGCAGGCAACTGTCTACAACAACGCGACGAATACCGCCAGCTTTACAGCAACGCAATCGCAGATCATGGGGGCGGAGCAAACCTACCTCGATCTGACGGGCACTGCTGGCGCGGGCGTCGCACTGACGCTCCCCACGGTTGCTGTCCTTCTCGCAACGCTTACCCCGCAGCAAGCCGTGGTTGGATCTTCGGTCAGCCTTCGCGTGCTCAACAAGACATCGCAAACCGTTACGATGACGACGGCTACCGGTTGGACGATCAGCGGCACGGCGACCATCGCTACCGCAGTGTGGCGCGACTTCACCGTGACGATCACCGCAGTTGGCGCCTCGCCTACCGCGACGCTCCAGAACGTCGGTTCGGGCACTGCGAACTAAGGAACCCAAGTGAACAAGCTGCTTAAAAAACTCTTAGGCCTTCTTTTTCCGGGGATTGACGGAGAAACGGACGATGATCCCCTACCTGATGACCTGCCTGCATCTGATCCCGATGATGATATTGATCTGGATCTGCCTGCTGATGACCTGCCTGACGATCCTCCTGCACGGGCCGCATCGCGCCGCGATGATTCTGCTGAGCGTCTGGCTCGTCTGGAAGCTGAAGTCGAACGCCGTGGGCGCCTTGCAGCGGAAGCGCGCCTTTCGAGTCAGCCTGCGCCCGTAGACGCGGAGTACCAGCGCGAGGAAGAACGCCTGCGCAGTTCGGACACGACGGAGATGGAACGCTGGCAGATTCAGGCCAATCGCACGCTGCGCGACACGCAACGCCAGGCGCAGCAGGCGATGTTCCAGGCACAAGACATGTCGGATCGCGCGCGCTTCGAATCGAAGATCGCGAGCGAACCGCGCCGCGCGAAGTACACGGAGCGGGTGGAAGAAGAAGTACAGAAGGCACGTTCACGCGGTCAGCAGGCCTCACGCGAGGATGTGTACTACTGGATGCTCGGTAAGGACATTGCTGAGGGCAAGCTTAAGGCAAAGCCCAAGTCGTCCGCACCGGCAGTGCCGCGCGGGAAGTCGGCAGGAGTTCGCAGTGATGTACCGGCACGTTCGGGGCGCTCAGATCAGGACAAGCGTCGCGAGCGTCTCGCGAATCAGAATATTTAACCACGAAGAGGAAACCATGCGACACCTCAAAAAATTGGGCCTCTTGTGGGCCTCGCTGTTCCCGGGCGTTACCAACCAGTCCACCAGCTTTACGGCGGACGTTGAAGCGTACATTCAGGAAGAAGTCGAGCCGCTGGCACGCCGCCAGCTGGTCGCGTACCAGTTCGGCAAACCGCTGAAGCTGGACACGAATCGTGGCACGACGTACACGGCTTCGCGCTATCAGCGTCTGCCGCTGCCGTTCGCGCCGTTGCAGGAAGGCGTAGCGCCTCCCGGCGAAGCGATGACGCTGCAACAGGTTTCGGCCACGGCACAGCAATGGGGCGACCGCGTTATCATCACCGACGTGGCGAACCTGACCATCAAGCATCCGCTGTTCCAGCAAGCCTGCGAACTGGTCGCGCTGCAACTGCCGGAAACGCTGGAACGCAACACGTTCAACACGCTTCTCGCCACGACTCAGGTGAACTACGCGAACGGCAAGGCCTCGCGCGCGAACCTGCTGGCAACCGACGTGATGACGCCGCATGAGACGAACCGCATCGTCGGTTCGTTCCTCACGTACGGCGTCCCGCGCTTCATGGGCGACGAACGCGAAGACATGATGATCGAAGCGGGCGCGTATCGCGATCCGTCGAAGTCGCCCGCTGTCATGCAACACTACATCGCGCTCATCCACCCGCTGTCGGCGCAGGACATGCGCGAGAACACGACGGTTGTGAACGCATGGTCGTACAGCGACGTGAACCGCCTGTACAACAACGAACTGGGCCCGTTCAACGGCGCGCGATTCGTTGAATCGAACATGATGCCCTACTGGACGGGCGCAGCCGCCATCCAGGGTACGGCGTCCGCTTCGGGCGGCACGCTGGCAACGAACGCCGGCTACCAGATCATTGTGACGGCTTCGCCTGCGCAAACGTCGGTCGAACAGATCATCTATCAGGTGTCGAACGCGATCAGCGTGACGGGCCCCACGGGTTCCATCTCGGTTGTGATCCCGAACGTGCCGAACTACGTGTTTAACGTGTACATCGGCACGTCGGCCACGCCGTCGAATCTGGCAACGGCAATCGGTAACGGCGTTCCTGTTACGGGCCCGCTGGCCGGTCAGGCTACGCAGTTGCTGCCGAACCAGACGGTTACGCTGACGGGTATCGGTGTCGCGCAGACGCCGCCGGCAGCACCGGCAACGGGCGTGAGCGTGTTCCCGACGATCTTCATTGGTAACCACTCGTACGGCCAGGTCCTGCTGGAGAACCCCGAGTTCCACTACCTGACAGGCGCTGACAAGAGCGATCCGCTCAACCAGACGCGCGTCGTATCATGGAAAGTCTTTTACGGGAGTATTATCCTTAACCAGGCGTTTTTGGCCCGTGTTGAGGCTGGCTCGGCGTTCACGCCGGGTTATACTGCCGGCACTGTGACCACACCGTAATAGGAGCTTAAATGCCCCCGCGCACGCCTAACACCCCCTCGCAAGAGGGGGTTTTTGAAGATGACGACAAGCCGGAAGTTACCGGCGCCGAAACCCCGGAACAGCTTAAAGCCCGCATCGCGGCGCTTGAGGCCGAACTGGCGAAATCGACCGCTGGCCG